TATGCACTACTAGGATACAGACTGGAGTGGGATATCCGCAACTTAGTGCGGTTATCGAATGTGCAGACGCAGCACATGGATTGGGTGGCCATATCATTGCTGATGGTGGTTGTACTTGTCCTGGTGATGTTGCTAAAGCCTTTGCTGCTGGTGCCGACTTTGTAATGCTAGGCGGTATGCTTGCAGGACACGATGAAGGCGGCGGTGAAATAATTACTAAGTACTATCAAAGCAACGAACTAAGACCAGAACGTGATGATGGAATGAATGGAGAAATTCCTGAAAAAAATTGGTTTGAAGAAGTTATTAAAGAAAAGAAATTTGTTCAATTTTATGGTATGAGTAGTAAAGCTGCAAATGATAAACATTTTGGTGGTTTAAAGGAATATCGATCATCTGAAGGAAGAGAAGTTTTAATTCCATATCGTGGATCAGTTAAAAACACCACTCAAGATATATTGGGTGGTATTCGATCTACATGTACATATGTAGGAGCAAGAAAATTAAAACAGCTAAGTAAGTGTACTACCTTTGTAAGATGTACAAATCAATTTAATAAAGTGTATGCTTAGTATTTACTTTTCTTTAAATATAGGTTATAATAATGAGTGAGTTTACATCATCATATCAATCTCTTAAAGGCAGTTTACTCAGAACTTTAGTTTATACTATTGGGCATTTTTTTATTGCAATAACCTGTCTTATGCTTATATCAGATGTACCTCTTTGGATAGCAGCTACAGACGCTGTAGTAGAACCTCTTGCAAATGCAGTATGGTTTTATTTTTTAGATAGATTGTGGATAGCAAAGAATGACTGAAATTATTTTATATAACATATTATTCTGGGTACCATATTATTGGATTTGTGCCCTACCTCAACGTATATTTCAAAAACAAATAGATGAGACTATAAATGACTAATTCTTTAATATTTGACTTTGAAACATTATCTACAGATAGATATAATGGTGTAGTTGTTTCTTTAGCAATTCTTAAATTTTCAGAAGATAATTTTACAATTAATACTGGTTATACTTTTTCTGAATTAGTTAATTCTGCAAAACTTTTAAAGTTTGATGTTCAAGACCAAGTTAAAAACTATAATAGGGTAATAGATAAAAAAACTTTGGAATGGTGGAATGAACAAGGAACTGAAGCAAAGAAACAGATAATTCCATCAGACAGAGATAAATCAATTAATGAACTTTATGACTTTTTTATATCAGTATCCGACAATAATACTGATAAAGTATATACAAGAGGTAATAATTTTGATCCTATTATATTTGAAAATATTATGGACCAATTACATAAACCACAACCATATAGATTTTGGCAATTAAGAGATACCAGATCAATTATAGAAGGTCTATCTTGGGGCAGCGGATTAAGAAATAATTTTATACCTGAGGGATGTGAAGATTTTATTCATCATAATCCTATTCATGATATTGCTATAGATGTTATGAGAATACAAGCTTTAGTGAGGGCTATTTCGTGAATCACTTTGATTATTTAAATAGTATTAATTATTCTAAAGAAAATATAATGAAAGATAATTTGGATGAAAAAGCATATAATTCATTCATGGTTAATCGTGGATTATCTTATTTTAATGATACTGTTATATATGCCAATGAAATGAATATGAATGCTCATATAGATTCAAAAATGCAATATGACTTCCTTAGAACTCTCATTAGAAAACGTAAAAGATTTTCTAAATGGACCAAAGAGGATAAAAACTTAGATGTTGACTTAATAAAAGAATATTACGGATATTCTAAAGAAAAAGCATATCAAGTGCTTCCTTTACTTACAAAAGAACAAATGGATTATATTAGTAAGAAGATGAGTAAAGGTGGCAAAAAACCGTAAATATAAGTTATTATAAATAGAAATATCATGATATAACTATAATAATAATTTACGTGAGTTGAAGATATGAATGAAGTCAATAATGAATTAGTGAAATGGACTCCAGAAACTATGCTGGAAGTTTCTCTAAATGAACCTGATGATTTTTTAAAGGTCAGAGAAACACTCACCCGTATAGGGGTTGCATCTCGAAAAGAAAAAAAACTATTTCAGTCTTGTCATATATTACATAAACAAGGCAGATACTTTATAGTTCATTTTAAAGAACTATTTTTATTAGATGGTAAAAAATCTAATTTAGAAGAAGGCGATATTGCTAGAAGAAATACGATCGCTACTCTTATGTCAGACTGGGGCTTAGTAACAATTCAAGAAGAAAGTAAAGCGCAGCCTTTATCCCCATTAAGACAAATTAAAATTATCCCATTTAAAGATAAACAAGAATGGGAGCTATGTCCAAAATATAATATTGGAAGAAAATAGAATATCAGCTATTCATTAAAGTAATAGCTTATTTTTATAAATAATAGTGGATGCCAGAAATGGGTCCACTATTAATTCTTGCTTGACAAAAAGGAGAAAACAATGACAGGCATACAAACACTTTTTCCACGTTCATCTTTTGTTGGTTTTGATCATCTATTTAATGAGTTAGAATACACAGCTAAACATTCAAAAGATCATTACCCCCCACATAATATTATTAAAACAGATGAAAACGATTATTTAATCGAGCTTGCTGTTGCAGGGTTTTCCAAAGATGAACTAACAGTTGAAGTTAAAGATAGAACTTTAACAGTAACAGGAGAACACGAATCAAGAGGTCGTGAGTTTATACATCGTGGTATTAGCACGAAAAAGTTTAAGCGCACGTTCCGGCTGTCAGAGCACGTACACGTACACGGAGCAGATATTCAGGACGGTATTCTTGCAATAGAATTGAAGTACGTCGTTCCTGAAGAAATGCGTCCTCGTAAAATTACAATTGGAAAATTTAACGAGGTCGAACATGACACAAGCAGTACTGGTAGCGCACAGCTACTTAACGAAAACAGCTGAACTGTTAATTGAGTTCTTTAAATCATTAAAACAAGCACGTAAACTAAACAAACTACAGCGCCAAACATACAACGAATTGATGGCTTTGTCTGATAAGGATTTAAACGATATCGGAATCCATAGAGGTGATATTAGATATATCGCTTATCAGAATCAAAACCTGAAAGGGTGGGTATAATGGTGGCACAAGTAACCCACATTTGGTGGTCACTTAGACAAGAACTGGTTTCAATGCTTTCTTCAGCGTGGAAATCATTTAACCACTTTGCATTAGTAGTTGGTCACTCACGTGCCGCAACACATTTGGCTAGAATGGGATACCATGAACAAGCCAAGAATGTTATGATGGAATTAAAGAAGCTGCAAAATAATCGCTAATGTATTATAAATAAAACTTTATAATCAGAAGGCTTTAGTTAGCTCAGGGGGCGGGAAACCGCCCCTCAGATCACACACAATCACAAGGAAAATAAAAATGACAAATAAAAACCCATTTGAAATCAGAGCAGATATGCTCAAACTTGCAAAAGACTATATGGATCAACAGTATCATATGAATGTAGACTTTTGGAGACAACAGTTTGATACAAACAAAGCAACAGCTGAAGAATTTCAAAAAGCAATCCAAGAATATTATACAATGGATGATCTAATGGATAAAGCAAAAGAAATGTATTCTTTTGTTTCAAAGAAAGATTAATATGAAAGGCTGGCTTAACTGGTGGCTATATTTAAGGAAAATGGGCTATCCTTTTTTCTACAGTATAGAATGGGCTTATTATAATAATAAGTACTGGCATCCAGAAGGTATTTGGCCATATGATATGAAAAAAAGACGTTTACAATCTTTCTAATTTATGATATAATAATTCCAAACTGGAGGTTATTATTTTGAATTCATTCTACACTTCAGTGAACCGTTATGGCAATTCCATTCTTTATCGTGGATATTCACCTAACGGTTCACCTATTAATCAACGTTATAAATTTAAACCAAAATTTTGGTTACCATCTAAAAATCCAACAGAGATAAAATCCTTTGATGGTACGAATATTGCACCAGTCGAATTTGAAAAAATGAGCGATGCTAAAGAATTTCTTGAGCAATATTCGGAAATGGAAGGTGCAAAAATATATGGCACCCGTAATTATATTCATCAGTTTATTACAGAAAAATTTCCTGATGATATTAAATTTAATCCAAAAAATACAAATGTAGTTAATTTTGATATAGAAGTTGCTTCTGATGATGGTTTCCCTACACCAGAAGCTGCAGCTTATCCTATTATATCAATTGCGCTTAAATCTAGTAAATCTTCCATATATCAAGTATGGGGTTTAGATAATTATGATCCGTCTAAAACTGAAATTAATTTAGATGGTGGACAAATCCAATATCATCAATTTAATTCAGAAGAAGCCATGATGGTTTCGTTTCTAACATACTGGACTAAAAATTATCCAGATATTATAACTGGCTGGAATACCAGATTTTTTGACATACCGTATCTCGTTAATCGGATCAAGATTATTGGAACACAGGAAGCTGCTAATAAATTATCACCGTGGAAACTTGTTAATGAAAGAAATACCACAATCATGGGTCGACCACAGGTTAACCATGAAATTGTTGGTATTCAACAAGCCGACTATCTTGAATTATTTAAAAAGTTTGGATACTCATATGGTACTCAAGAATCGTATAGATTAGATCATGTTGCAAATACGGTACTTGGAGAAAAGAAATTATCTTATGAAGAACATGGTAATCTTTATACTTTATATAAACAAGATCATCAAAAATTTATTGACTATAATATTAGAGATGTACAACTAATTGATAAAATGGATGCCAAAATGGGTCTTATTAATCTGGCTATGACTATGGCATATAGGGCTGGCACTAATTTATCTGATACTTTTGGTACGACTTCAATTTGGGAATCTATCCTTTATCGCAGATTACTTTCTAAAAATATTGTTTCTCCTATTGAACAAATAAAAAGAGTTGCTTATGAAAATAATTCTAATCCCAATGTTATTGAAGGTGGTTATGTAAAAGATCCTCAAGTAGGAGCACACGATTGGGTAGTATCTTTTGATTTAAATTCTCTGTATCCAAATATTATTGTTCAATCTAACATATCACCGGAAACTATTATTCGCAATAAAACTTGGAGATTTTTCCCTCAAGGTGTTGATCATTATCTAAACGGAGAAGATAAAATTGATGAAGAATTTTCTGTTTGTGCTAGTGGTGTTCCTTTTTCAAGAGAAAAACAGGGTATTATTCCAGAACTTATTGTGGATTATTATTCAGAAAGAACACAAATAAAGAAGAAAATGTTAGATGCAAAATCTCAGTATGAAAAAACAAAATCTTCATATCTCGAGTCTGAGATTAATCAGCTAGAAAATAATCAGATGGCAATTAAAATTTTGCTTAATTCTCTTTATGGTGCTCTTGCTAATAAACACTTTAAATATTTTGATAATGCTCTTGCTGAAAGCGTAACTTTAACTGGTCAGCTTTCGATCAAGTGGGCGGAAAGAGCAATAAATGAAGAAATGAATAAAATCTTAAAAACAGAAAATACCGATTATGTTATAGCAATTGATACTGATTCTGTTTATATTAATTTTGGTCCTCTTATTGAAAAATTAAATCCTAAAGATCCCGTAAAAGCCATTGATAAATTATGTAAAGACCACTTTGAAAAAATTATTGCTATGGCATATGATAAACTATTTTACAGACTTAATGGTTATACTCCAAGAATGGAAATGGGTAGAGAAGTTATTGCAGATCGTGGAATATGGACTGCTAAAAAACGCTATATACTTAACGTACATAATAACGAAGGAGTACAATACGCAGAACCTAAACTAAAAATGATGGGTATAGAAGCAATTAAATCTTCAACACCTCAAGTTGTAAGAGATAAATTCAGAGAAATATTTAAGATTATTATTAGTAGCACAGAAACGGAAACACGTAATTATATTAATAATTTTAAATCTGAATTTAAATCTTTACCTCCAGAAGCGGTCGCTTTTCCTAGAGGTGTTTCAGATATTAATAAATTTTCACATAATAAAAATATTTATTGTAATTCTGCCCATTCTAAAAAATGGACAGAAGGTTCTAAACAAATAGATGTAAAAACAACACCTATTCATGTTCGTGGTGCTCTTTTATATAACTATCATGTAAAAGATAAAGCTTTAGATAAAAAGTATATTATGATACAAAACGGAGAAAAAATTAAATTTACTTATATGAAACTTCCTAATCCTATTCGTGAAAATGTTATTTCTTTTCCAGATTATTTACCTGAAGAATTAAATTTACATAAATATGTGGACTATGATATGCAATTTGAAAAAACATTTATCGAACCTCTTAACCCTATACTTGAAGCTGTAGGGTGGTCGGTAAAAGATGTTCAAACTTTGGAGGACTTTTTTGGATGATTAATTATGTTTTTGATGTGGATGGAACTCTTACACCCAGTAGAATGAAAATGGATAAAGAGTTTCAAAAATTCTTTTTAGAATTTATAGAAAAAAACAACGTCTATCTTGTTACGGGTTCAGATTATATAAAAACGGTCGAACAGGTTGGTAAAGAGATATGTGAAAAAGTTATTAAATGCTATAACTGTTGCGGCAATAGTATTTGGCAGAATGGAGAAGAAATTTATAAGTCTGATTGGAAACTTTCAGAAGAAATTGTGGATTGGCTAAAAAAAGAATTAAAGAATAGTAAATTTAGTATAAGGACTGGAAATCATATAGAACAGAGACCAGGCTTGGTAAATTTTAGTATTCTTGGTAGAAATGCTTCTTTTGAAGAAAGATTCATATATACACAATGGGACGATCAAATAGATGAAAGAATAACAATTGCCAAAAAATTCAATCAGAGGTTTTCCTACTATAAAGCACAAGTTGCAGGAGAAACCGGAATTGATATTACTCAAATAGGAAATGATAAAAGTCAAGTTGCAAATCATATAGATGGTCCTATTGTATTTTTTGGTGATAAAATGAAAGCCGGTGGCAATGATTATCCTTTAGCATTAGAAGTTAAAATGAGACCAGACTCTTGGAATCATGAAGTAAAAGACTGGAAAGAAACATATAAAATATTAACTAATTTATCATATAAAGGTTTACAAAAAGTCGAATATAATGTATAATACTATTAATATTATGAAAGATAAAAACAATGAGTAAAGCAGGAAAAGTGTGGGGTGTAACAGAACTTATTGAAGCGAATGGTTCTTTAGAGTTTCATCGTATTCAAATGAATAAAGGAGGTGTTTGTTCTAAACATCTTCATGAGTTTAAATGGAATGGGTTCTATGTCGAAAAAGGTGTAATGTTGGTTCGTGTCTGGCAGAAGGATTATGATCTTGTGGACGAAACTATTTTATATGAAGGAGATTATACAAAAGTCAAACCAGGTCTTTATCATCAGTTTGAATGCCTAGAGTCCGGTGTTGCTTACGAACTCTATTGGGCTGAGTTTAATCATAACGATATTGTAAGAGAAACTGTAGGGTATAATGAAAAAAATAAAAAGTAATAGTTGGACTTTAGAAGTACAAGAAAATGGAAAAACTAAGGAACTATTTATTGAATTTCCTCCTGAAGCTCTTAGTCAAGTAGGCTGGGATGAAGGAGATACTTTACTTTGGGAAGAATTAACTGATGGTGTTTGGAGTATAACAAAGAAAGATGACTAAAATGAAAATCGGTTTAACGGCTAGTACATTTGATTTACTACACGCTGGTCATATAATGATGTTAAGAGAAGCCAAATCAAAATGTGACTGGCTTATAGCAGCACTACAAGTAGATCCTTCATTAGATAGAAAAGAAAAAAATTCTCCCATACAAACTATAGTTGAAAGACAAGCTCAACTTGAAGCAGTAAAGTATGTAGATGAAGTCATTATTTATTGTACTGAAAATGATCTTTTAGATATTATTAATATGTACCCAATTGATATAAGAATACTTGGTGAAGAATATAGACAAAAAGATTTTACAGGTAAGGACGAATGCCGTAATCGTGGAATTGAACTATACTTTAATAAAAGAGATCATAGATTTAGCTCAAGCGGATTAAGATCAAGAGTTTGCGAAAATCATAAATAATACTTTACATATCAGTAAAAATAGGATATAATATAAAAATGAACTATGTAGAAAAAATTATTCAGTGGCATCATGATAGAAATCTTATTGAAGGTTCTACAGATAAAGACCAATATATGAAACTTATTCAAGAAATGGGTGAGCTATCGGACAGTATCTGTAAAAATAAAGACATTAGAGACGATTGTGGTGATATTATGGTTGTTCTAATTAATATTATGGAAAGAAACAATATAAGTTTTGAAGAATGTCTTGAAGTAGCCTATAATGATATTAAAGACCGTAAAGGTAGAATGGTGGATGGTGTGTTTATAAAGGAAGGTGATAATTAATGCAACCAAAATACCCAATCTATATAATTTCTAAGGGTAGAGCGGACTCACGTCTTACTTCAAAAACTCTTGAAGAAATGAGAGTACCATACAGAATTGTTATTGAAGATAGTGAATATGATGATTATGCTAAAGGTATATCACCCGAAAAAATTATAACTCTGCCTACAGATTTTAGAGAAAATCCAAAGTATGCAATTCCAGATAACAAAGGCAGAATTGGCGGTTCTATTCCTGCACGTAACTTTGTTTGGGAACATTCTATTAATGAAGGTCATAAGCGGCATTGGATTATGGATGATAATATTAAACATTTCTATAGATTACATAAGAATAGAAAAACTAAAGTAACCTCTGGAACTATTATTAGATTATGTGAAGATTTTACCGACCGATATACTAATGTAAAAATGTCTGGTATGAATTATCAATATTTTGCTCCAGCTTCTCAGAAAAAAAAGCCATATACACTTAATACCAGAATTTATTCTTGTATTCTATTATCTAATGATTTGAAACATCGCTGGCGTGGTAAATACAATGAAGATACAGTTCTAAGTCTTGATATTCTAAAAGATGATTGGTGTACAATTTTATTTAATGCATTCTTATGTGGTAAAATTACAACTCTTGTTATGGGCGGTGGTAATACTGATAATGTGTATGTTGACGGAGACAATCGTTTACAGTTTGCACAAGCACTTGTAGAACAACATCCAGATCTGGTTAAAGTTGTACATAGATATAATAGATGGCATCACCATGTAGATTATAGTCCGTTTAAAAAGAATAAGCTTATCTATCGTGATGACTATGTTATTAAAGGTGGTGTAAACGAACACGGTATGAAATTACATAAATTAACTATGGAACAATATAAAAAAGCAACTACAGAATTTGGAAACGCGGAGAACCCCTACTATGAGCAAACCTAAAGGAGCTAACCTATTTGTATTAGACGGACAAGAAGATGATCTTGATCCTATGGGTTGGGATGATATGCCAGAATTTGAACAAGAGAATAGAGAGGATTATGCTGCTCTTGTTATTAGATTTAGGACAGAGGAAGATTTAAAAGAATTTGCACAAAAGATTGGACAACCTAATCTTACTAAAAAATCACGTGGGACATTTTATCCTGCGGTAGAATTTAATGAGGCAAATCTTTTGCGTTGGATGGATGAAGAACAAATACCGAGCTGATTATGCAAGTTTCTGCAACATTCTTTAAATCTATTTATGATAATAAGACTCATAAGAATATGAGTTTTTCTGATTTTTCACAGTTTGAAAAATTTTTATATAAGTTGTCAGAAAGAAAGTTAAAGGATAAAAAAGATGCTCAACTTATATCTCCAGCTTCATATATTGAAGATACAACCAGAGCAAATAAAAATGTGATAGACTGGGCTGGCTGGGCAGCTATGGATGTAGATGATCACGAGTTTAAAGGGGATTTAAAAAATGAGCTTATTCGTATATATGGTAAGTACTATTTCGTTTGCTATAGTACTGCTAGCAGTCGAGAAAGTTTACCAAAGTTTCGTCTGGTCTTCCCACTTACAAAAAGAGTTAGATCAGATAATATCAGACATTTTTGGTACGCACTCAACACACAACTTAAGGCTATCGGCGATGCGCAAACTAAAGATTTATCACGAATGTATTATATCCCTGGTTCGTACTCTGGCGCTTTCAACTTTATTTTTACTAACACTGGTGGTTCTTATATAGATCCAGAAGAACTGATGAGTGCTCATCCTTATCAGGAAAAGAAAACTGGAACATTCTTAGATAGATTACCAACAGAAATGCAAAAATCCATTATAGAATATCGTAAGAATAAAATGGAAAATAATAATGTCAATTGGACTAATTATGAAGATTGCCCATTTGTAAATAAGAATCTTATCAGAGATTTTAAAAATATAGCATATGTAGATAATACCGGAAGATATGCTATGGTTTATAAAATAATGGTTTCTATAGCAAGTAATGCAATTAAGAAACAATATCCTATAAATACGTTTGAAATTGTAGAACTAATTAAACAACTTGATGCAGATACAGCAAAGAGATATGAAAATAGACCTCTTAATATAGAAGCTGATCGTGCTATAGAATATGCGTATAGAAATATTTAAAAAAAATGTATTTTAGGGGTTTACAAGTGATGATTTTTAGTATATGTTGTAAGAGTAAATAGAATCGGAGACTTCTTATGGCTTACTGGACTCACACAAATTCACCAATCGGCATTTTTACTGAAAAAGAGGTTGGCAATTGTTTTGAATACTCTATTAATGATGATCCGATTACTTCATTTAATGAAGATTTTCCTCATAAAATCTGGGTCTGCAATGGATACCGTTACGGAACGGTAAAGAAAACCGTTGTAGTAATCTGTATAGATGAAGACGAATACGGTCTCCCTGTGACACAAACGTGGCACATTAAAAATAATCGTATATATGCAAATTAGGGGTTTACAAACTCCTAAAAATATAGTATGTTGATTATATAAAGAGAATCGGAAAGGAACTAAAATGTCTAACGTTGCTACAAATCTTAAAAAAGTTGGAACTTATCTCGGATATTTTACAATTCAAAAACATACAACAAACGTAAATAATAACAAGCCTTCTCGTACTTATGAAAAGCTTGTATTTACAAAAGCCGATGGTATGGAAACTCGTGACTTTAAAGCCATGGGTGATATTGTATATGGTATGTATGTTAACGGCGATCTTGTTAAGATTGGCAAAGCAGGTTCAACAAACGGTTGGGCTGGACGTATTAGTACCTATGGTGTTGATCCAAAAGGTGAAGCAACTAATCGTAAAATCATTACACATCTAAAAGAAGATTTTACATATGAAACTCGTGTAGAAGTATATGGCATTTCAGTTCCTCGTGTTCACTCAGAATATTTTTGCCCAGTAACACGTGAAACGGTTTCCATTGAACTTCCGCAAAACCATCAGGTAGAAACTCATTTAACTGCTGAAGCAGAAGCCGAGGGTGTTGATCTTATGTTCTGTACGCAAAAAGTTTAATATAATGAAAATATTCATAATTCCATATACATTCTATACTTATTTTTCTTTTAAAGAAAGAGTAAGTGGCGTTGATGAGAGTATGTTGAAACAGATAGAAGTTTTAAGAGAAAGAGGTCATGACGTAAAAGCATATACTATTTTTGGTAATCTACATGAATATTTAAATGATGTTTATTATTATGATGATAAAGTTCCTGAAATAGGAATAAAATCATATTTAAAAAGTACTAAAAATAGAAAAAAAATTGTAACAGATATTATAATTAAAATAAAAAAATTTAAACCTGATATAATTTTATCAAATGCATATTTTCAACGCGGTTTTTATAATGAATTACAAAAAATAAATATACCTATAATTTATATGTGTCACGCTGCACCCGGATTTTTATCAGATCTTATGTCTGCAAATAAATTATCAAGTTTCAGTGAAAGACATTCTATTTGCGCAATGTCGGAATATCATGCAAAAACTATAAAACAATTTTATGGCAGAAAAAGAAAAAACTGGGACTTTGAAGGTAAAATAAGTGCAGACTCAATAGTATTTTCTTCATATAGTAATAAAGAAAATGTATTGGGTTCTGACGGTATTGTTAGACATGTCTCTGCTGCAAATAAAGATAAACAGACTTTTTTGATACATGACTTTTTAAGCAAAACAGATTTTAAAACCGAAGTATATACTACTTTAAATCATATGACTAAAGATAATGAAAAATTAAATTCTTATGTTGAAAAAGCATTTAAAAATTTTAATACTTCAGATAGATTAATCAATCTTGATATTGAACATAAAATCATTATGGAAAATATAGCAAAATCGGCGTGTTGTTTTGTAGGATTAGCATATTATGATAGTTTTACAATTACCTCACTTGAAGCGCTTTCTCGTGGTATACCAATTATTGTAAAAGGGATAAAAAACTCACATCCTGCAAAAGAAATGGTAGAACCAGAATATCAAAAATATGTTCATATATACGAAAATAAAAAAGATTTTATTGATAAGGTAAAAGAGTTTTCAAATGTTACAATAGAAGAAAGACATCAAATTGCCAATTCTTGTTATAAAATTACTTCAAAAAATATGTATGGAAATAAATTAGAAAAGGCATTAAATAGTGCCGTACTTAAATTTAATAATAAAAATAGTTTACACTTAGAAAATTTTATGATATAATATAAGTGTAGAAGGAGAAAAATATGTCACATATTACAGTAACTGGCGGCGCTGGTTTTATCGGTTATCATCTTATTCAAAAATTAGTAGACGAAGGTCATACGGTTTCGGCATTTGATAACTTTAATGATTATTATGATGTTTCTTTAAAAGAAGATAGAGCAAATAATTTAAAAAATCTTGGTGTTGAAGTAACACGTCTTGATCTAAAAGAAAAAGCACATTTAAAATTTTTTCTTGCTTCTACAAAACCTGATGTTGTTATTCACTTAGCTGCATACGCAGGTGTTCGTCATTCATTAGAAAATCCTCAAAAATATATTGATAATAATATCACTGGATCACAAAATTTAATAGAAGCTTGTATAGAAAATAATATTGAAAATGTGGTATATGCATCTACATCATGTACCATGGCTGGAAATCCATTACCATGGAATGAAGATGAAAAAACTGGTTATCAACTAAACCCATACGGTTTTACTAAATCCACCAACGAATGCCAATTTATTTCAAGTAAAATTCCTAAAACCACCGGTCTTCGTTTCTTTACTGTTTATGGTCCTTGGGGCAGACCTGATATGGCTTTATTTGATTTTACAAAAAATATTATTGCTGGCAATGAAATTGAATTATTTAATTATGGTGATATGATTCGTGACTTCACTTATATAGATGACATTGTAAGTGGTATTATTATTGTTGTTAATCAAACATTATCTGAAAATAATGAATTTAATGAAATATATAATATCGGTTATGGTGAACAAGTAAAATTGGTTGACTTTGTTGATAATATTGAAAAACAATTAGATCGTAAAGCTAAACGTAAACTTGTACCAAAACATCCGGCAGATACTCAAGCAACTTGGTCTGATACAACTAAACTACAAAAACTCGGATATAAACCTACTACACCAATTGAAGTTGGTGTAGAAAAATTTGTTTCCTGGTATAAACTATATTATGGAGTAAACTAATAATGGATAGCGTAGAAAAACTTTACAAAAATGTTGCACTATATTATAATATAAGTGTAGAAGAATTATTGGATCGACTCACTAAAAACGGAGAACCTCTAATTCATAATTATTATAAGGAAGTGTATCCAAATGGGTTCTAAACTAAGAATTGCTATTGTCGGTCATGGTTTTGTAGGAAAAGCCATTGATCATGGGTTTAATGACTATAACTGCGATAAAATAATTATTGATCCAAAATATGGAAATAGTATTGATAATATTAAATCACTAGTAACAGATGTAGCTTTTGTTGCTGTTCCTACACCTATGGGAAAGAATGGAGAAATTGATTCATCTATTGTTGTTGAAACAGTAAAGAAACTTAAACAAAGAAGAACTGGTATTATTGTAATCAAATCTACAGTAACTCCTGATATTATTAAGAGTCTTACTAATGGTTCTGGTTCAAGTACAAGAGTAGTTTACAATCCAGAATTTTTAACAGAGATAAATGCTAATTCTGATTTTATAAATCCTGATATGCATGTATTTGGAGGTCACAAAGAAACCACTCAAAGATTGGAAGAAATATATAGAGAGTATAGTTTATGTAAACCATGTCCAGTTTTTCATATGTCCGCTACGGAAGCAAGCTTTGTAAAATATGGACTTAATTGTTTTCTTGCTACAAAAGTTTTATGGTTTAATCAGTTCTATGATGTAATAGAAAAGTTTGGTGGTAATTTCGGTCACATTGTAAATGCTATTGGAACAGATCCTAGAATAGGAACATCCCACACCAGAGCACCAGGGTTTGATGGCAAAAGAGGGTTTGGGGGAGCTTGTTTCCCAAAAGATACAGCAGCATTTAATAATTTTTCAAATAAAGAATTTACGGTATTAAATGAAGCAATTAAAGCAAACAATGAATATAGAAAAGAATACGAAAAAGATTCAAGAGAATTGGAACAAAACGTAAGCTATGCTTGAATTATTAATATATGCTATTGGTATATATCTGCTAATGATTATATTACAATTTTTATTTAAACCTATAATTACAATAGCAATTATTTTTATCATACTATTTTATTTACAAAAATATGATATTTTTACTATCTATCTGTTGTAATTTAGTTTATAATATATAAATTAATACTATACAAAGGAGTATTGTATGTCAATTATGGACAAACTCAAAAAGAACTCAAAGCTATCCCACACTTCAGTTCTTTCTGAGTCTAAATTTTTTACCGAAAAAGATATGGTTCCAACAGAAGTCCCTATGATTAATGTTGCATTATCTGGTTCAGTAGATGGTGGGTTAGCACCAGGTCTTACAGTTCTTGCAGGACCTTCAAAACACTTTAAGACATCATTTGCATTACTTATGGCTGCAGCTTATATGAAACATTATTCAGATGCAGTTATGCTATTTTATGATTCAGAATTTGGTTCACCTCAAACTTATTTTCAACAATTTGGAATTGATACATCTCGCGTATTACACACGCCTATTACAAATGTTGAAGAATTAAAGTTCGATATTATTGGTCAACTTGAAGAACTTGATCGTGATGATAAAGTTGTTGTAGTTATTGATTCAATTGGAAACTTAGCATCTAAGAAAGAAATGGAAGATGCACTGAATGAAAAATCAGTTGCTGATATGTCAAGAGCAAAAGCACTTAAGGGTCTTTTCCGTATGACAACACCATATCTTGCCATGAAGAATATTCCGCTTCTTGCTGTTAACCATACTTATAAAGAAATTGGTCTGTTTCCGCGTGATATTGTTGGTGGTGGTACAGGTATTTACTACTCAGCAGATAATATCTGGATTCTCGGTAGGCAACAAGATAAGAAAGGTACAGAAATTCAAGGTTATCACTTTGTAATCAATGTGGAGAAATCACGATATGTTAAAGAAAAGTCTAAAATTCCTATCACTGTTAGTTGGGACGGTGGTGTACGTAATTTTTCTGGTTTACTCGATTGTGCTCTTGCCGGTGGTTATGTTACTAAACCTTCTAACGGTTGGTACGCTGCAGTTGATAGAGAAACTGGAGAAATCGGCGCCAAAGTCAGACATGAACAAACCTTAGAAAAAAAGTTTTGGGATCCTATTTTTGCGGAAACAGATTTCAAAGATTTTTTAAAGAAACAATATTCTATTGGTCATCAATCTTTGGTTGAGATGGATGATATTGTGGCAGAAGAATAATGAAATATATAGAAAATAAAGATTATGAATTAATACCAGACGAAAATGGTGATGATGTATGGAATGTTAGAATACTTGAAGGTGAATTTAATGAAGTTGTAGTTAGATTTGGTTCTATTAGAATTGATGGTAAAAATGTAGATAATGAAGAAGATGTTAAACTATCCTTTGATTTTGATGTAATTACAACACCAGACGAAAATCTAACTCCAGAAAATATTGATTTACAATTGTTTGCTGGTGATATATTATTAAGCATAATAGAATCTTCTATAGAAAATAAAGAAGAAGTACATTTTAAAGAGGTATAAAAATTTGAATACAAATATAGAACAAGTCGTTCTTAAAAATATCCTTACTAATGAAAAATACATGAGAAAGGTTCTTCCTTTCATTAAACCAGATTACTTTGAAGGCGTTTATAAAATGCTATTTAAACAAGCAGGAATGTTTGTTGCAAAGTATAATAAACTTCCTACAGCAGAAGCATTTAAAATAGAAATCGATCAATCAGATAATTTTAATGATGAACAATATAGACATGCTATTGAAATTATACCTAGTCTATTTGAAATGGAAAAATCCGACGAGACTTGGTTAAATGATACTACAGAAAAATGGTGTCAAGATCGTGCTTTATATAATGCTGTTATGGAATCAATCTCCATTATAGATGGAAAACATCAGAGTCTTACAAAAAATGCTTTACCGGATATTCTCACGAAAGCGCTCGGAGTCTCATTCGACGCCAACATCGGTCACGACTATATTGAAAACTTTGAAGAACGATTCGAGTTCTACCACCGTGACGAGGAAAGATTACCTTTTGATCTTGACTACTTTAACAAAATTACAAAAGGAGGTATTCCAAACAAAAGTCTTAATGTCTGTCTTGCTGGTACTGGCGTTGGTAAATCTTTATTTATGTGCCACTGTGCTGCTGCTAATCTAAATCGGGGTAATAATGTTTTATATCTTACTATGGAAATGGCAGAAGAAAGAATAGCAGAAAGAATAGATGCTAATTTACTTGATATACCTATTGATCAGTTAGAACATCTTAGTAAAGAAATGTTTGCTGAAAGAGTAAGAGGGCTTTCATCTAAAACTAATGGTAAGTTAATCATAAAAGAATATCCAACCGGATCTGCTCATTCTGGTCATTTTCGTGCCCTTTTAAACGAATTAAAACTAAAGAAATCGTTCGAGCCTGATATTATATACATTGATTATCTTAATATTTGTGCATCAAGTAGAATGAAAGGAATGGGAGGTGCCATTAATTCATACAACTACATTAAGGCAATTGCTGAAGAATTACGAGGTCTTGCGGTGGAGTTTGACTTACCGATCGTTACTGCAACGCAGACGACTAGGTCTGGTTATAGTAACTCGGATATTGGGCTTGAAGATACGTCCGAGTCTTTTGGATTACCCGCAACCGCGGACCTCATGTTCGCTCTTATCTCGACAGAAGAACTTGAAGGAATGGGACAGCTTGCGGTAAAACAATTAAAGAATAGATATAACGATCCAACATATAAGAAAAGGTTTGTAATCGGGGTTGATAGATCAAAGATGAGACTATTTGATGTTCACGAAGGAGAACAAACTCTAATAGATGATACTCCAGTATTTGATAAAACAAAAACGGGTATAAATGTAAAGAAATTTGAAGATTTTAAATTATAGGAGTTAAATATGGCTAAAGGCAAAGGTGGTAAATCAAGCGGAAATATCTCTCAAGGTATTCATTCTAATATTTCTCAGAATACAAAAAGACTTATGAAACAGGGATATAAATCTTCTATTCATAGAGTTTTAAATCAACAGAAAGCTTTACTTCAAGGTAAAGATATTGTTGTAACTATTCCTAATCCGAATACCAATGAAACTAATAAACCTTTTATTCGGCAAAAAGTATCCGGTAAAAATTATTTAAATGCTCTTAAGAATCGTACATATGTAATGAAAGAAGTACAATGAACTGGGAAGATTTTGAAGAAAAGGCCTTTTCGGAAGTTTTTAATCACTATATTAATTTAACAAATGATTTAGTTGAAGAAGATCAAGATCCCTTACTGATTGCAGCTATACTTGTCACTACGGGTCTTAGCATGTATAGAACATTGTTAAATGAATACGATTATGATAAAATGGTAGAACAGATTAGTCTTTTTAAAGATGATATTACTAGTTTTGAACAAGCAAAGAAAGGCCAGTTACATTGAAAGTTAAACTTTTATCATATAGCCAACCAGCAGATCGTATTCATTCGGGAGAAGCTGGTTATGCTGGTTTACAAAATATTCAAGATTTAATTGCTTATTGTGCAAGAGTATCAAATCCAGGTAATCAAGCTAATACTAAAACAACTGCAAAATTACTTGATTACCTTGTTAAACATAAACATTGGTCACCTTTTGAAATGGCTTCTGCTACTCTTGAAATAGAAACTACAAGAGATATTGCAAGACAGTTTTTAAGACATAGATCATTTTCTTTTCAGGAATTTTCTCAAAGATATGCAGATCCTAATGATATGGGTAATGCATTTGTTATCCGTGAAGCAAGACTTCAAGATGAAAAAAATAGACAAAATAGTATTGAAACATCTGATACAGCCTTACAGGCTTGGTGGCATGCCCAACAAGAATTTTTAATTGAACATACTAAAAGAATATATAAAGAAGCAAGAGAAAGGGGTATAGCAAAAGAACAGGCACGGGCAATTTTACCAGAAGGTAATACAGTTTCCCGTTTATATGCAAGTGGTACAATTAGATCATGGATTCATTACATAGAGTTACGTTCCGCAAACGGGACTCAAAAAGAACATATGGATCTAGCTATAGGTATTGCAAAAGCAATCTCTAAGATTTATCCTTCAGTAGAAAACTTTATTCAAGAGGAGTAATTTAATGGGAAGAAAACTTTCAACTTATTATTCGGACCACGGTAAAGGTTACTGTGAAATACATTTTGATTTCAAAGAAGAATATGGTTATATAAAGTATTTTGATAATAATGAAAAGCTATTTTTTGTTGAAGATTATAAAGGTAAATCAATGAGATATATTGAAGATGCTGCAGAAAACTGGGCTCTTGGTATAAAACTCTTAGAAGCGGATTATCATTGACTTTTATGGCGTTTCAAGGTAGTAAAGAAATAATCTGGCATATAACATGTTCTTGTTGTAAGTTTTATTTTACTCTTCCCACTATGGAAGAAAATTATAGAATAGATAGGGGAAGTTTTTATTGTCCAAGCTGCGGAAAAAATCAAAGTGTAAAAATTATAAAAGAGGAATAAATGCCACATAAAACTAATTCAGATTTATTTGAAGCTGGTGAATTTATAAGTCACGCTAAACTAAAACTTAATTGGAAAATAGAATGTGATGCAATTAGACCAAAAGAATGGCATGTACTTGCTCAGATTATAAAAGAGTTTGAACCACAACCCTGGAGAAAAGCAGTAGGTATACCACGTGGTGGTATATCTTTAGGTAATGCACTTGATAAATATTCAACAAATAATCCTAATGATCCTATTCTAATTGCTGATGATGTATATACCACTGGTACGAGTTTTAAAGAATTTATAAAAGAATTTTATCCTGATGTTGCAACAATACAGTGGTGTGTTTTTGCTAGAAAACCTACAGAAGGTAGAGTAAAGGCTTTATTTACAATGCCAGATAAAGGTAGACATGGCTTAAATTGGAGAAAATAAATTATGAAATATTATAAATTAGAACCATCAGTTAAAAAATCAGTTATAGAATGGCATACATTTAAAAGAAAAGATGCTGACGGAAATAGTATTTTTCTTCGTAAAGAATTAGGGTGGAGATATGGTGCTTGGTTAATTAGAGTTCCAGAAACAGAAGATGAAATTAAAGAATTTCTTTCCGATAAAGGAGACTATGATTCAATTCAAGAATATCTTGCAGATTATTATGGAGAGGAAGATATTATCACAGAAGAAACAAATTTGGAAGATTATCTTTTACCTAAGATAACAGATGAATTTGTAGATATAAGCGAAGACTATGAAGATGCTGAAATGCTAGAAACATGGGACGGCTGTTGGGAAGAATGGTCTCTTATTGGTGCAGAACTTCGTGGTATTTCAGAGGAACAACAGGAACAATGGGTTGAAGAAGCGGCCGCTGCATATGATGAAGATTATGAAGATGGTGTAGAAGGTCTAGGTTGGCAGTTTATAGATTGTTTTTATGAAATGCATTGTAATCCAGAAATAACTCCATGTGATGAATATGGGAATACTTGATGTTTTAAAAGTGGTTGGTCGTAATGAAGAAAGTGACGAATGTTACACTCCAGTAGAACAGATAAAACCGCTACTAAATTATCTTGATAAAGATAAAACTTATTATGAACCCACTTCTGGTATATCTTCAAATATAGTACAAGCTTTTACCGATAACGGCTATAAAATGAAAGGAAGTAACGGTAAAGACTTTTTTACTTGTAATTCAGACGATGTTTATGATGGTATTATAACCAATCCCCCGTATAGTAAAAAAGATAAATTTATTAGACATTGTTATAAATTAGAAAAACCTTTTGCATTACTTCTCCCGGTATCTTCATTTCAAGGAGTAAGAAGGGGCGCTCTTTTTAGTAAATATGGTATGTCTGCATTAGTATATAATCATAGAGTTGATTTTACAGGCAATGGTAACCCACATTTTGGTGTAGCATGGTTTATTCATGGTTTTTTACCACCAAATCAAATATTTTGGATTGATAATAAAATTTAAAAAAAAATGTATTTTAGGGGTTTACAAACGAGTTTAAATATATTATATTAATAATATAAAGAGAATCGGTTAGGAGACTTACTATGGGTACCGCATCAATGATCGGAGTTTATAATAAAGACGGATCAGTCACAGCATCTTACTGCCATTATGACGGCTATCTTTCTTATAACGGAAGACTTTTAGTTGAAACATATAACACAACAGAAGCCGCAAATGCAGTTGCAAATTGTGGTTATCTTTCAGGTTTAACTAATGATCTTGATAATGATCTTAAAGAAGCTGTACATAAAAATGAAGAACCCCGAATTTATAATTCAGTTGATACCTTCCTAAAAGTTGGTGATCGTTATGCTGGAGCGGATTATCTTTATCTTTTTGATGGAAAAACATGGCTCTATACCGATACATATGGTAACCGTAAAGACCGTAAGTTTAAAGAAGTCGAAGCAGATTTGGTAGATCATGATGCTCCCAAATTCAATCAGGTAGCAGTATAATGAAACTTAGTAATTTATTATCTGGTATTATAAACGGTATTACTGCAACAGCTATTATAGTTGTTGCAGGCACTCAACTCTATGCCAATGATCATAGCTGGGATAAAAAACAAATAAGTAAAATCACAAATAATGATTTACATTGTCTCCAGCAAAATATTTTCTTTGAAGCAAGAAATCAAACAGTAAAGGGACAAGTTGCCGTAGCATGGGTAACACTCAATCGTTTAGATGATACTCGTTATCCAAATACAATTTGTGGAGTTGTAAAGCAAGCTAATCGTGATTCAAATGGTAATATCATTAAACATAAATGTCAGTTCAGTTGGTATTGCGACGGCAAATCGGATAAAATACCCAGTAATAAAATATCACAAAATGCTTGGAAACAAGCTGGTATTGTAGCCGAGGTTGTTCTAATGGATAGAATGTCTGGATATATCTTTAAGGATCCTACTAAAGGTTCAACTATGTATCATGCCGATTGGGTATCACCATACTGGAAAGTAAAGTATGATCAGGTAGCTTATATTGAAGACCATGTTTTCTACAAGTGAGGAAAAAATGAAAAATAAAATTGACTATCGTTTTAACGAAGAAAACTATATCAAGGAGTTTAAAGAATATATTGACGCTACTTATAGTCAACACTATTCTCAGAATAAATTCCAATCCACTGAAGTAATCATGGATCGTGGTCATGGTACAGGTTTCTGTATGGGAAATGTTGATAAATATTCCAATAGATATGGAAAGAAAGGTACTGCAGCAGATGCTCGTAAAGACCTTATGAAAGTTTTACATTACGCTCTCCTTCAACTATATGTGCATGACAATGATCTTGGATAATCACGTTAATGAAATCTTTAAAGATAATATAAATATGATGGTACCATGGTATCTTATGGCTTCATATGCTTATTATGTAGAAGATGATCCGATCTTAACTGATAATTTTTTCGATAATATGGGTAAAAGAATCCTAGAAAACTGGGAAAAAATTACACATTTTCATAAACACTATATCAGTAAAGACGAATTAAAAGCTGGAAGTTTTCTGGGAAAATATCCTAGCAGAGTTTCAGATTCTGTTAATGCTTTAAGAAAATATGGTTTTATTAAGAAAGAAAAGAAAGAAGTAACACTGGAAGATTTTTTCTAAATGAAACAAGAAATAATTAAATTTAAAAGTACAAATTATTATCGAAATAAAAAAAGAAATGAACTTGTACGAAAAAGATTAAAAATAAAATACCAGAAAAGGGCAGGCACTTATCTTCTGGATCCTATGAATAAGAAAGAAGATAAAAACACACTTGAATTTAATATTGATTCTGATTATATTATGATGTAACATATTTACTACAATAAAAAATGATTAATAAATCTTATAGTTATTAATCATCATATAATACTATATAATCTGTAGACGTTATAAAGACTATATGGACCTGGGGGCGGCACCCAGCAGCTCCACCATAAACACTTGATAGAGGACGCTCGAAAATTCTGGGAAGCAGATAGGGAAGTAGCTACCTGATTCTGTGGAGAAATTCAAGTGTTTATGATGGGGCTGAAATAGGATCGACATGTATTCTAGTTTACAAAATACAAATGCAAACGATAACTTTGCACCATCTGGTTACGCACTAGCTGCATAACACAGGGGGTTGGCCACTTACCTAGCAACAGAAATAGTGGCACATTAATTTTAAAAATTCATTAAGGGAATAAAACAAATGAAAATCGCAGCACTCACAGTAGCAGCAACAATTGCAGCAACATCAGTATCAGCAATGGACCTTGGTTCAACAGGTCTTTCACTTAACACAGAAGTAGACGCATCATGGGATCTTGATGCTGATACGAATAACCTTCTCGTTACTCTTGAGCCAGAGTTGGGTTACAGCATTGTTGGTGTGAGCCTTACGGCTGGTATGGATCTTAATGTTTATCAGAATGAAGAATTTGTTCTTGGTGATCAGTTTGACGCTCTTTCAATTGACTTTGGTGCGTCTTATCAAATTATGGAAGGCCTTTCCGCTTATGGTGAAACAACCTGGGACGTAGAAGCTAGTGAACTCGAAGCATCAAAAGTTGGTGTTACTTTTTCATTCTAATAAAATGAATTTCGAGTATAAATAGTATTATCGGGTTGTTACGAAATAAACACGTGAGGGGCCACGGTTAGCCCCTCTTTTTCGTTTAATGGAGGTAGCACTGATGAAAAAGTTTATACTTATTTTAGCAGCTGCGATAGGCTTATCCATTCCAGCTTATGCGCAGCAGACGGATCAATCTAGTGGCAGGGGAGTTTTAATTCAAGCTCCTTGTGATTATTATCCTGTCGTATTTGAAGTTCAGAGACAAAGTAACGAAAGATTGATGTTTGTAGGTAACGGAGCAATAAAGGAATCCACTAGTAACAAATACTTTAGAGGAGCTGTTGCTGTTTGGTGGAATATGGAAACAGAAAATGCTTCTATAACAATTCAGTTTCCGGATGGTATGATATGTCTACTTTCTCCTGCTGGAAAATTTCAACCTTGGACTGGGTCACAGCCTTGGGAACCACCAAAAGAAAAGAAACAAAGTTTCTAAGATGTTTCAGACAATATTTCTATACGCTATAATATCTTCACTTACTGGTGAACCAGAAACTTTTTATTTTAACGGTAAAGTTTTTCCTAATCATATTGAGTGTACACACTTTTATTACACGTATGAAAGCAATATTAAAAACGGTATCTTGGAACACGCTACACGAAAATTTAATAGCGATGCTGCATTAGTACATGAAATCGGTTGTGTTACAAGAGAAGTTGATCAATTTTATAATGAAATCTATAAGAATAAAAGAGCACTGTACAGTAAATGAAATGGTTAGTTGTAGTTTTATTTGCCACCATACACGGTGATGTGTATATCTTCACTGATCCACACTTTGAAGACAGAGAAAGTTGCATAGCAAGTATTTCTGATGCAGAACAAGCTCAGAAATATGTCGCAAAGTTAGTTATGGAATATAAAAGATTGATGCCTATTAGAGCATTAAACTGTGTTGATGAAGCTACCATAAATAAAATATTAAAAGACATGGATAAAGATAACGTATGAAGTGGATACTAGTTTATATTGTTGTGGAAGGAACTACACCAGTAGCAGTAAACGCTATGGGTCCAGACCACACGTTTGATTCTATGATAGATTGTTTTGCCAAAAGAGAACAACTTGCCTTAAAAGTAGGTGGAAAAGCCGGATATTATCCATCAAGAAAACAAGCAATCTGCATTAAAATTGCGGATGAATCTATTTAAAAATATAAATATATCTAAGAAACACTAAAAGGTAAACGACATGAGAAAGTTCTTGTTAAGCGCTTTCTTTGTTATGACCGCTGCTATGGTTCAAGCACAGGTTGCTAATGATGCAGACGGTAATTTTGATAGTACTAGCTATGTAGAAACAAACAATGATAGTACTACAACCACAAACAGTACTGTGACTACTGATAATACGAATACTAATGATACGACGATCACTAGTACAAACACGAATACAAATACAAACACGAATACTAGCACTATAGATAGTACGACTACTTCTACAAATACGAACACTAATACTAGCACTATAGATAGTACAACAACATCGACAAACACTAATACCAATACGAGTACAATTACTAATACTACAGATAGTACTATCAATAGTACCAGTAATAATACTTCAAATATTACTACAACAACGGATAACACGAATACGAATACTAATACGAATACCTCAACTATAACAAGTGATAATACGAACAATAATACAAACACTAATACCAATACGAGTACGTCTACTAATACAAACACTAACACGAATACCAATACGAGCACGTCCACTAACACTAGTAATGTAACTACTGATAATACAAGTAGTAATACAAACACCAATACAAATACGAATAATTCTACAGTAAGTTCTACCAGTAATAATTCCAATACAAATACTAATACGAACACTAGCGATTCTACAGTTAATAGCACTTCAACAAGTGATAACACCAATAATAACATTAACACGAATAATTCTACAGTTACACAAAAGATAGAATCACCACCACCGTCCGCTATTGCTCCTACTGTTATGGGAGGCGGAAATGATAACTGTACCGTAACTTGGTCGAGTGCTGTTCAAACACAGATAGTTGGTATGAGTGGTGGTGGTCATATTCGTGATATGAATTGTGAACGTCTTAAAAATTCCAAAACTCTTTATAATATGGGTATGAAAGTAGCTGCTGTTGCTTTGATGTGTCAAGATGAATCAGTTTATAGAGCTATGGAAATGGCTGGAACTCCTTGTCCCTTTAAAGGAAGTATAGGAACCGAAGCAAAAGCGTTGTGGGATAATAGTCCTGATATGCAACCAAAACCACAACTACCAGGAGAAGCTGCAAATGCACCGGCTAATGCCCTTATTGGTGGCGGTATACTGCTTATCTTACTCGCTCTCCTCTAACGCTCAAGATCTAACGCAACAAGACATTGATATGGGAACACTGTATGGTGCTCCCTCCAATCCTGATGACCTATTAGAATATACTGATCGCACATACATGGATCAGATTATAAACAATAATGTTACAGCATATACAAATGGTACTGGTAGGGATTGGCAAGCAACAACTGGTTGTTTGAATGCTAGTACTGAAAATGGTGGTGATGGATCTTGGGGAGGAACAAGTAGTGGAAGTTGTGCTAACATTGGCACAAATGGAGACGGTGCTATACGCTTTGGATGGAATAATACAGTAGTTTCTCAAACTCAAGATGTAATTAACGATGCATTAAAGATTGCAGGTATAAATGTTGTTGGGTACTTATGGCAATGGAAAGTTAAAAATTACAATGCTAATGATACCAGTACAAATCAAGTCAATAATCAAGACCCATTATATGTAAGAGTCATTGTTAAAGATAATGATGGAAATGTCCTTGATGAAAGAGAGTGGGATTACTCATATTCAATAAGTGACTGGGAACAAAAAAATGGAATGCAGTGGTATGATCCTTTTTTAATGGGCGATAAAG